CTCCTAATGTGATTTGTATCAATTTTTGGAATCCACATATAAATATTTCTTTTTAACTTTTTTACTCAAATAATAAACATAAATATTCTTTGGTTTTGTATCTACATAATAAATACCTTCATCCCCTGCTTGATACCTTCTTTTTAATTCTCTACTATATGGCTTAATTGGTTGATTCATAGATCTCGCATGATATTTTTTTCCATCTACCATTAAAGCCTGACCTTTTCCTGTTTGTCCAAAATAATGAAAGTTTGTAGCCTTATATATCACCCCAGTATGTCCTTGTTCTAAATCAGCAAAAGACACAACTACCTCTACATCTGTATTTTGTCTTAACCATTTCAAAGTCTGTGATATAAAATAACTCTCTGTATTTGTTGGTGCTTCATCCAAACAACACAACCTTCGTAACTCTCTACATTTGTCTGGATTATCTGGGTTGTATTTCTTTGCCGTTGAAGGCATTGATGGAATTGCATATAAAGCAGCTCCTATCATTTTCTTATCAAACCCAAACCTACCTTCACTAAATAATGCAAAACACTCCATTTGTTGAATACCATTAGTATTATGAGAATAATGGTGTTTATGGATAAAGTTTTGTATTACTTTTCGTTCTACTGGTTCTACTATATAATCAGTTACTTTCGTCTTCTTGTTCATATTGAACATCTACGTCCATAGTTGTTGTAATTGTCCAATAATTATCAGGAAGTTGTAAGTATGTATATAACTTAGATTCCATTTTCTTCTCCGTAATATTCTTCATATAACCCCCACATTATATCTGCTAGTTCGTGTTGCTTTTCTTGACATTTCTTATAGTGTCCTCTTTGTGTTTCATACCACAAGTCCACTATCTCTTTAATTGTTGTTTTTGCCATAATTGACCTCTGTTATCTTACCTAGTTTTATTTCGTATCTATCTGTGATATCATATCCATTATATTCAACCAACATAGTGGGTGCGTCTGTAGCGTATCCGTTTCTAAACTTTATGATATCGTATTCTCTACCTTCAATTCTTTTTTTCCAATAATCTGTTTTATCTCTATATTCGGTGGTTTTAGTTCCATCGGCTATAGCATCAAAGTATTTTCTGTATAAGTTAAGATGGAGTATCTTCTTCATTCATCATATCCTCATATTTATTTGCTAACATTTTTTTCATAAGATTATCTCTGTTATCAATCTTGTGTTGTGTTTCTTTACCACCAACTGATGTAGATTCATATATTTCAACAGCACCAGTATTGGTATTTACTTGCGCTGGATATGTCAATCCATCAGGTCCAAATCTATTTTTGATAACATGGAATCTACCAGTATTACCTATCTTATCCTCTACCTTCCTACTTAAAGATACTACAAAATCTGCTGTCATAATCTTTTGATATGATTCAGCTATCTTCTGTGCTTCAATCACATCTTCATCTAATGCTGAACGATTTGCCTGTGATGCTGTCCATATTGGAACTTCAAACTCACCAGCTAATCCTCTTAAATCTTCATAGATATTACCAAGTGCATGTCGTACCTCTCTAGCATTTCCTGTATCTCGTAGTATATCTGCATAATCGACAACCACCATATCAAATGGTTTTCCCATCATTCTCATTTTTTGTAAGTGAGCTGATAAAGTATTTACTGATGCTGTCTTTGTTGGAAAATATTTAACTACTAATTCCCCATCAATTTTTTCTATACCTTCTTTAACCTCATCCATATGATACTTTAAATTCTGATTAGCTATACCTGTAAATACGCTATCATATCTTAATCCAATATATGCTTCATTTAATTCAAGTGAATAATGAACTATATTCACTCCCTTTTTCATAGCACCACCACCTAAAGCACATAATATCCAAGTTTTACCAATACCAGCAGGAGCAACAATCACACCCAATTCTCCACTAGCCAAACCACCCTGTGTTAATTCATTTATTACAGCCCAAGGGGTTTCTACTGTATCACGAGCCATCTCTGAATATCTTTGCTCTATTGCCACCTCTTCTGCATACTCATGTCCTACATTTCTCTCAGCACCAGCTCTCATAGCATTATCAATTATAGTTTTTATAGCATCAAAATCACCACTACTTTCAAGTATTTCAACCGATTCAACAATTGCATTTTTTAACATCTGATTTTTAAAGAAATCAAGTGCCATATTTTCTATGTAATCTAAATCTGGCGCATCTAAATATCTATAAACTTCTTTAAGTGTTTCTATAATTGTTGTTTTTAAGATGTCACCCTGAACCTCACTTGTTTTTACCTTAAATACATCAAGTGTTATAGGTTTTTTATATTCATTGAAATACTCTTTACATTGTTTTACAATCCATTTCAAAGCATCATTGTCATAAAGATTTTCATCAAGAATATCAAATACTTGTTCCATAAAATCTGGTTTTATCATCAAACAAGATATTGATTTTACCTGAAACATATGACCATAATCTGCTAATCTATTTGTTGCCACTTAATCCTCTAAATCTATCCAATCTAACAAATTCCATCAACCAAAAATCAAGGTTAGGAATTGCAGTTGATAATTTATCTTTCAGAAACATAGTCTGAAACTTATATTTAATTAATTGTGGTACATCACCATTTACTGCACCTTGTATTTTCATTTTAGTATGATTTGGAATATCTACTGTATGTAACTGCATCAATAGATAATTCCGTTTTAATAATTTACTACTATTTTTTATATTTTCCAAGAGTTTTATTTTGCCATCTGATTTTTCTGCAAAATCCATCAAATCAATAATATCAAAAATTTCCTCAGACAAAATTTTCGGGCAGAATTTTTTTAGACTTTTTAACCCAGCACCTTTTATTCCCCCTATATTATCCGACTTATCACCATCTAATATTCTATAAGTTAGTATATTCTTAGAATGTATCCCATATTCTTCAAATACTTCTCTCTTGGTATATAATTTCTTTTTTGTGGGGGACCAAACTTTAACTCTGTCATCTACAAGTTGAAGAAAGTCTTTATCAGTAGACATTATGAATATGTCACTGTCAGATAATAATTGTTGTGATATGTAGGCTATTGTATCATCTGCCTCAATCCCATCTATACAAACCAACGTCAGGGGTAGTTGTTCGAGATACTCGATCAACCGTCCCATCTGTTGTTTCATACTCTCCTCCTCGTCTTGAGGTGCAGTACCCCAATCAACATTTCTGTTCAATCTTTTCTTAACTTTACGAGTGGCTTTATATTCTGGATATATTTTGGATCTTCGTTTACTTCCATCCTTGCCATCAAATACAATTATACATCTTGAAGGTTTAAGAATATCACAAGTATAACGAATAGATTTTAGAAAACCCATCATACCACCAATATGTAATCCATCGTCATTGATAGCTGGATTTACTGCGAATGCTCTGATAAAAGTATTTAACCCATCTATAACCAACACCCTATCATTTAGGTGTGTTACTGATTTATGCTCTTCGTCTTTAATTTGGTCAAGAAAGGATATAAACTTTTCGTTTAAATCTTTCTTGTTAAAGCTCATCTACTATACTATCTGTTTCTTCGACATCATCAATGCCAAGTTGTTTACTATCGTATTTAAGAATACTAGCTTCACAAATCCTATCATAACAATTTTGTTTTAACTCTGGATTCTCATTCATAAGTTTTTCAAAATCTTTAGATTGAAATTTATGTTCTTTAATTACCTCACCAGTTTCTAAATCTACATCATTTAAAGTATACCAAGCGCCAGCAACCTTAACTATCTTATGGTCTTTCATTACTGCTAACCAACTACCATAGTCATCTATACCAGTATCAAAGTAAAGTGGAAATTCTGCAACCCTCATTGGAGGACCCAATCGATTCTTAATCACCTGAGCCTTCATCTTAATACCAATTGTGTTTTTCTTCGTATCTTTAATCTGACCTGTGTTCTTTAGACGAACTCTTATTGATGCATGAAATGGAAGAGCCTTACCACCACTTGTAGTCCAAGGGTCTCCAAACATTACACCCAACTTTTGTCTTAACTGGTTGGTGAATACAAGAGCAACTTTCTGTCTTGCAATCATTTGAGTAATCTTTCTCATAGCTTTTGATATGATAATGGCTTTAGCCGTAGCCCAACCATCTTTATCAAAGTCAGCATCCATTTCTACTTTTGTAGAAGCAGCTGCTAAACTATCTACTAATATAGTTACCAATCTATCTTTATCTGATTCACGAATCTTTGCTACAATAGTTTCAATAGTTTCAAATACCTCTTCTACTGTTTCAAGATGTATGTACAACATATTCTGCGTATCTATACCTATAGCATCAAGAAATTCAGGTGATACTGCACTCTCTGTATCTATATAAACAGCAACACCGCCTTTTCTTTGTGTTGAAGTTAATAGATGAGCACCAATAAGAGATTTACCACTACCCTCTAAACCATTTAATTCTGTGATTTTACCTACAGCAACCCCACCATTTGGTTTATTAGAAATAGCTAAATCTAACATTGTTGAACCAGTTGAAATCCAATCAACTACATCAGTAGGATTTGCACCATCGTCAAGAAAATATGCAACCTTTTGATGTTTGAAGGTTTTGTTTAATTCATCGGCTATTACACCAGCCAATTCATCTTTTTGTGTCATAACTTTCTCCTATAATATATGGGTGGGATAGAACGAACTCCCACCCATAAGATTATTTTATTTTTACTGATTAACTATTAAATAAACTATCAAATGCATCTTCAACATTTTCTGTTTTTGCTGTTTTAGTAGTTCCCGTATTTGTAGTGGGAGCTGTTGTAGCAGCAACACCATTAGATGTTGTAGTTGTATCTGTTTCATTTTCTGGATTGAGATAGCCAGCCAGAGCTTCTTTCAGTTCATCATAAGATGGTTCTGTATAAAGTTCTGTCAAGTTAGGTTGGTTTTTAAAAACACCTTCCAACGCCTCTTTACTTTCAGTAATCGGAGTTTGATTGGGTTTTACACGTACAGTAGTTTTACCATACTGATTACCCGCTTCCGCTGGAGTCTGACGTTCAATCTGAATGTCACGACCATTTACAGGATCTGTAATATCACCATAGTCAGGATCTGCAATTACACTTAAAAGTTCCTGATATACAGTTTTACCAAAACCCCAAAATTTAACACCTTCATCTTCTCTACCTCTAACAATTACAGGTGCAAAAGTTCTCATTTTAGGTTCAAGTCTTTTACCTTGAATCCATTCGTCTTTATCTCCAGTAGATTTAAGTTTATCAGCAAACTCTTGAACTGGATCTGGACGACCGAATGAAACAGGTGACATATAAGTTTTGTTTTGTCCTAAATTATAATGAAAATATAATTCCACGAATGGATTATCTTTATTATGTTTATAAGGAACAATACGAACAACTTGTTTGCCTGGTTCAGGTTTCCAAAAGTTATTTGCTGTTGAGGTTGTTGATTGTAACTGATTTAGTTTTGATTTTATAGCATCTAAGTCCATGCTTTTTCTCCTATGTATTATGTTTTATTGTTTATTATTTATGGTTATTCATATAACCATATAACCTATTACCTATAATATATATCTATTTTAGTATATAAAACAAGCCTTTTTTTAATCTTCACAATTCTTTTTTTGATTACATTTACACTCTGCAGTCCATCTGTCTATTGGACACTCAGCGACTGCGTAGTGAACTTTCACATTCATAAAGCATCCACAATGAGCGCATCTACCATCTTTTTTTCCTGTGTCTGGATTGGTTTCATCATATTTAAGGTGAGGACATTGTTTACAGATTTCCCATCTTTTTTGTGCTATCTCTTGTGGTGCTATAACCTGTGAACCTTTAACCCAAGCCTTTAAAGATTTCCAATGAGTAGTAGCTATATCTCGAACCATTTGAGATGTAGGTGGAAGTTTATGTTCTTCCTCCAACATTTCTTCAGTTTCTTTAATACATTTTAACTCTTCTTCTGTGACCTTTCTGTCTTTTTTGATCTTTGGCCTAAATTTCATTTTACTCCCAAATGATTCATAAGTCTGTCGAGCTTTTGTTCCATTGTAGACATTCTCTTCTCTAAATTACCAGAAACAGGTGGTTGATTAGGGTTTCCTTGTTGTGGAGCATTCGCCATTTGATTTTTTCTGTTTTTAAAATTCTGAACCATCTTATCAACTGGTTGTAAATTTGGTAGATGTGAATTTTCTTTAGCCCATTTTTTATATTCTTCACCCCACTTATCAATATCCATATCAGTTGTTTCGGGTCCCATAGGAGGT